GAGGACGAATTTTTAGAAGATTTTGAAGATTCGTGGTGATAGCGGCCCGATAGCGGATCGGTAGCGGGATGCTCCCACGATAGCCGCGGTCCATCGATGGGGCGTGGGCGACGAAAAGAGTGTTGATGGATTAAGAGATCTAAAACGGATCTACACATCGATTAGTATATACGAATATATGGAACACGGATATTTAGTAGATAATTCATGGAATTGTGGTTGTGGAGCCCTAAATGCGGCTTATTTAGATAAATGTGCAAGTTGTGAGAAAGAAAGAAATTAAATTAACTCAAGAAGTATTAGAAAGAGAATTGTGGAATGCCGCCATGAGGGTACCTCCACCCCGTACTCCTAAAAAGAAATACACAAGGAAAGGCAAGTCCCGTTTTAACCCTTTTGCCCAAGAGGATTAAGATCTCAAAATCTCTTTTTAAAAAAATTTTTTGCATCGACAAAAGTATATACTATGGAAAATATAGAGGTTTTTGATAATATAGTTCCTCCATCATATGCTAATTTTTTAGAAGAAGCTCTTTTAGGGAGTGCTTGTGATTGGCGTTTTACTAATTCAACTAGTGGTGTTGTTGATTTATCCCCTTCACATCTTATATATGAACAATTCCAATTTGTTTCTAAACCTATAGATACCCCCCAAAATATTTTTGATAATAGATTCGTGCAATTTTTTTTGTTTCCCCTTACACTTTTTGCTTTAAAAAATAAAATACATTTTAATTCCCAAAGAGATTTATTAAAATGTAAAATAAATTTACAAACTAGAGCACCCTCTAATAATAAAGGAAAATTTAATTACCCTCATACAGATTATCATCCAGTCCCTAATAAACTACTTACTATACTTTATTATTTAAATGAAAGTGATGGGGATACATATTTTTTTAAAGAAAAATTTGATGGGAAAGAGATGAGTAAAGATCAAATAGATAATTTAACTATAATTAAAAAAGTATCACCTAAAAAAGGAAGATTAGTTGTCTTTAATGGAAATATTATGCATGCCGGATCTCATCCTATAGATTACCCTACAAGAATTGTAATTAACTATAATTTATTATTACCATGAGTTACGACAAAGAAACATACGAGAAAACAGAACAATATCTTTGGGAATGCCAATCCAGATTAGGACATCCATATAATACGGGATGGTGTGATTTACGTTATGAGCAAGAGATAGAGAGAACTAAAAAGAGGCTTGACGCATGGGGTAAACAACTCGAGATAGAATTTGGCTCCCCGGGATAGGATTCGTATATTTACCTTGAAATTAAAAGGTTATATATGAGACAATTAGTTACATTCTTAGCATTCGCGTGTTTAGTTGCATGTGAACCTATCCCAATTAATGATATCCCAGTTGATATACAAGAATTTACCCCCAAAGCACTTATCATAAGTGAACAACAATACCAAACAATATATTTAGATACAACCCAATCCTATACTTACTTCCAAATATATGCCGAAGCAAACGAGATGCCAGAAAACGATCGATACAACGGTGAGAATAATGTTTGGGCTAGTTTCTCTACCCCTGAGTATTGGAATTATTCTGACGGCAATATTAGCGCTGAGCCTGTTTATTATATTTCTTCTTCTCCTGTTCGTTTTGATTACCCTAGAGTATTTAATAATCGTTCCACGGGATACCAACCAAAGTTTTTGGACTTATGGACTAAACAGAATGTCGGGCCTATTCCGTTACAAGCGATAAAACAACGCGATACTGTTCCAATTTATATGGATGTATCATTTGATGGAGATTATCATGTTAGAGACACGTTATTCATTGTTTTACAACCAAGATAGTATATATGTATTATAGGATATACTCAAAGTAGGTTAGTTTTTTGAGAAGAGTCCGCTGAGTCAAATTTAAAAGTTATGTTACAAAGAATTACAAAACAAGAAGCTGAACAGTATATTTCGTTAAAGGAAGATTATACTAATTCCGGTTTAGAATCGGCTGCTTTTTTTACCCTTACTCCTTCTACAAACTCTAAATACCCCGCTAGTGAAGGATGGGATGATGTTACTTATTATACTCCTCGAAGAAAAAATATGTTTGTTGAAAGAGGAGAAGGAGATCAATGGGTTTACATTTTATCTAACCCTACTACCCCTAATTTACTTAAAATTGGTTATACCAAATTAGATCCGGATACACGAGCTGCTCAAATCTCTCGTGCTACTGGTGTTGCATTACCATATAAAGTAGAGTGGGCTTTTAAGTGTTTTAACGGTGAACAACTAGAAGGCGAGGTACACAATTATTTAAAGGAGTATCGCGTTAATAATCAACGAGAGTTTTTTGAAATAGAATTAACTGAAGCTAAAAAAGCTGTAATGAAATTAGGAGAAAATTATGTTTAATCAAAAGGAATTTTTAGAAGGTAAATTAGATGAGCTAGAAAATGCTCATAAAGAAGTTACTAAAATGAAGTCTTCTCTACTAGATTTGGCTTTAGATCAATTTACGTATATATTTGAATTAGATTCTCAAGGTATACCTCTTTTAGAAACTATTGGTCAAGAACAAAAAAATGACATAATAGATTCTTTACAAAACGATATTATACCTTTATTTGAAGAAAATCAATACACTCAGGGAATCGAGAAAGCAAAAAAATATTTAAATCTCTTACAAGAAAATTTGGAAAAGTAAAATTAATCTATTACCTTGGGGGTACGGTTGGTTTTAAAAAATAAAAAATGGGAATAGAGAAAAAAGGGGAGGGGGAAATAACGGTATATTCACTTCCATATTGTCAATATTGTAATTTATTAAAGAATACCCTTGATAAACTAAAAGTTCCCTATACTGATGTTGATGTAGATAAAAACACTTTAATTGGGGATTGGTTAGAAGATAACCTTAAAACTGAATCTTACCCTATTATTTATTTTAAAAAGAGAGAAGGAGAATATATTTATATACTATCCGAAACAAATTTGGAATCCCTAAACGGTGTTCGTATATTTAACACAATTGAGGAAGCACTTGAAATCCTCTTACAATATTATTATGAGATATAAAGATTTATTACAACGAAATTTATCAAAAATTGAAAATTTACTTAACGTTGTAAAACATAATTCACAACGTGGTGAACATATTAATGTAAATCAAACGATTGATACTATAAAAGAAATTATAGAGCAATCACAAACTTATTTAAACAACGAAACACAATATTAAATCAATGGTTTTAACAGCGGAGCAAATTAAGGAAAACTATGAGGTACTCCTTAAGGGTATAGATAAATACGTTACTGGGGATCGTAAACAGCAGTTTCTAGACTTTTATAATAGTTTAGACGAACGTATTGCCCTGCTCCCAGCCTCTCATAAAAAGGCTTATCACAATTGTTTTCCCGGGGGTTATGTTGAACACGTTATTCGTGTTATTACTGCCGCATTTAAGCTACATGCTGTGTGGCAGGAAATGGGAACAAAAGATACCTATACTGAAGAAGAGCTATTTGTATCCGCTTTAAACCATGATTTGGGGAAGATTGGTTCACTCGAAGAGGTCTCAGTTTTCCCTTCTACTGATGAATGGAGAAAGAAAAATCTAGGTGAAATGTATACATTCAATACTAAGAATGAATATATGACAGTCCCAGATCGTTCTTTATTTTTACTCCAGCAACAAGGAATCCAACTTACAACTAACGAGTGGATTGCTATAAAAACACACGATGGTTTATATGACCAGGCAAATGAATCCTACCTTAAAGGATTTATGCCCGAGACTAAACCTCGTACTTCACTTCCCTTCATTTTACACCAGGCTGACCTTATGGCAGCGCGAATTGAGTTTGAACGCGAATGGTTGGATACATTTGGAAAAAACCAACCCAAGGAGAAAACCACCAAACAAGACCGAGTTAACACTAACTTAGGTAAAATAGGTTCTAATAGTAATAATTTAATGGATTTAGTAAAGAATCTCTAAATGACTACTACCACTATTATCTTGATTAACGTTGGTGTTTTTATTTTCGGGGTCATTTCCTATATTATTTGGAATTTGATGCGTAAAAACGAAAGACTAGAAGATGCTATTACAAAACGAGATGAATATATAGATTCTATATCTATTTTAATGTCTGAATCGAATCGTAAGATCAAAGAAATCGATTCAAGACAAATATTCGAATCAGATGACGAAATAGGGTGGTTCTTTAAGGGTATAAAGGAGATTCAAGAACTTATAAACGAGTACAACATTAACAGATAAATGGATCTCCCAATCGACGATAGTCTTCAGGGCAACATTCTAACCCCTCCTAAACGTGATGAGGGGCCAATGTATACCAAAAAAGGTACATTACGCCAACGAAGACCAAAAACAAAAAATCAATACTTTACAGCCGATACAGAAGAAGCAATCATCGAGTATTTAAATACTACAGATGAACGTAAACGTAATAAAATATATAACGAACGTATATGGTATGGTTTTCATAAGTTAACAGAAAATATTATCCATACCTTTAAATTCTACTATACCGAGGTAGATACTATAGCGGAACTACAACACGAGGTAACAGCTTTTCTTTTAGAGAAACTTCACTTATATAAACAAGATAAAGGTAAAGCCTATTCTTATTTCGGTACTATTGCAAAACGTTATTTAATTCTATATAACAATAACAACTATAAAAAACTAAAACAACGAGCTGAAGTAGATGCTATAGATAACGACCAATCAATTACTATTGATATTATAAATAATCAATCACCTATTGATCAGCCAAAAGACGAAGCAACAGAATTTATAGAATATCTAATCAAATATTTTGATTTATATCTGTTTGATCACTTCCCTAAAGCAGAAGATGCACGGACAGCGGATGCTATTATAGAACTTTTCCGTAAAAGAGAAAATATAGAATTGTTTAATAAAAAAGCAATATATATCTATATACGTGAAATGACAGATCAATCTACTCCACAAATAACTAAAGTCATTAAAAAAATGAGAAAAATATATATAAAATTAATGGCTCAATATGTTGAACACGGGGTTGTAAGTATGAGATTCTAAGTTTTTAGTATATCTATATTTATATCCAAAGCATAGCTTATGGATTTTTCACAAGTAAAATTATTTGGAAAGAAAAGCTTCTCTGATCTTTTAAAGGAGATACACGTTAATCAAAAAGATAAAGAAGTTCAACTTCGTTCTTTAATAGAAGGATTAAAACCCTTAATCACCTCACCAGGTGAAGCAACAATGATTGTTCCTTTGATTAAAGAATATATGGAACTAGCCATCAAAAACGATGATGCCCTAATTAAAATGGCAGGTATTGTTCAACGTGCTATGAATAGCAAAATGGCTGATACAGACGAGATACTTTCAGATGAAGATAAAGAGATGTTATTTAGCTCTCTCCAAGAATTAGATAAAAAAGTAGAAGAAATAGAGGTTAAGGATGCCAGTTAATAGCCAATCTCCTATTATTGGTAATACCTTTATTGGTAGAGGTATAGATACAGGTACTGCTATTAAAAGCGGTGGAATGATCCCTGTAAGAGTTGTAGATATTTCTCTTTCCCCTTCAGCTAACGGTCAATCTACATTCCAGAATACTAAAGGTTGGTGGGGTATAGGCGCTATTAAATTTGAACCCTTAACTAAAGGCTCTATACCTAAAGAATATCCTCAAGGTAGTATAGCATATCCTTTAAATATTAATTATAGAAATGTTCCACTTATAAATGAAATAGTATATATAATATTAGGACCATCACATAGAAGATCTACTGAAGGTAATTCTGATGCTCTTGATTTTTATTATACTAGTACTTTAAATATTTGGAATGGAGTACATTTAAATCCTCTTCCTGCCCCTACATCAACTACTATTACTGATAATGAAGTTCAAAATAGTGATGTTGATGCGGGTATAGAAAATAATACTGATTCTCAAAAACAAGAACCTAAATTTGGTAAAATTTTTGAAGAAAATCCTTTAATTAGAAATTTATATCCTCAAGAAGGAGATGTCATTATAGAAGGTAGATTTGGTAATTCTCTAAGATTTACCTCTACTTCACCCCAACCCTCAGGAAGTAAAGAAATAGAAAGCCCTTGGAGTAGTTTTGGTAAAAGTGGTTCCCCTTTAACCATACTAAGAAATGGACAAACTGCCCCAAACTTAAACTATAATAATTGGTTTCCAATATATGAAAATATCCAACAAGACGATTCTTCAATATATTTAACCTCAGGTCAACTAATTCCTGTAGATTTAGCATCCACTATATTTGATTCATACGGAATAGATATAGTTCCTACCTCAGATACTACTAAGAGAATCCAAAATGTTGAATTAGAGGATCCAAATGTATCTAACCAAGAAGCAGATTCAATTGATCAGCCATATGATAGTGTAAATGTAGAACCTAATTTAGAGTCTGAAAATGGGTAAGATTAAAAGAGCTATAAGAAAAGCACAAGCTGCAGCTGATGTATTTGATCAACTAAACGATGCTATAGTTGATGAAAATAACCTTAACCCTGAGGTTACAGAAACTTCTACAAATGACACTAATACAGAGAAGTCAAACATCCCTGATGTTCCTTATAAACCAGAATTCCCCTATAGTGGAAATCAAATTATAATTGATTCGGGTAGAATTCATCTTAATGCTAAAGATGATATGGCTTTCATTTTAGCTAAAAAATCTATAGGTCTATCTTCACCAGGTAGTATTAATATAGACACTAATAGTACTTTTGTAGTAAACGCTAGAAAAATAAAATTGGGGATAGGTCCTGATGCTGAACATCCCTTAGTGTTTGGAGATGAATTATTTGGATTATTAGTAGAATTTGGAACATTGTTATTAAATGCTTCAAATGAATTAAAAACAGCTCAAGATTCAACTGGAACTAAAATCACCGCAAATGTAACTGCTGCCGCCTCTTTAGAAAAAGCAGTACAAGTTTTATTAGAAAGAACAAAACGTATTTTGTCAACTAAAAACTTTACACAGTAATGGCTATTGGAGATCCTATAAATGAGGCTGTAACTAGTGCCGATAACAGTACTACAAAGTTTCTTGAAAAACTTAAGAAAACTAATTTAGATATCATTTATGGTAAAGGGGACTTCCATCCTACATCTAATATAGATTTTTCTGATCCTAAACAAAGAGAAGAATTTATAAAAAAGGGTAATAATATTTTTAAAAACCCAAGTATTAACTCAATGACTAATACTTTAAGAGCACTTAACTCTTATGATTTATGTAACCCTTTTACATTTGCTACAAGCCAACTGTTTCCCGCTGATGGAAGACAAGCAGGTCAATTAAGAACTATACAAGGTATAGTTAGTAGAGTCTTTGAAAGTTTTAGAAATTTTTCTATAATTCCCGGAAACGTAACTATAAACAATGTAGTTTCCCCACCTGATCCTTTATCAGATGCTGATTTTGGGGGGATTACATTTGAACCTAATCAAAAAGTATTAATTACTGTTCCTGCCAATAACCCTAGAATAGCAAATGATACTGTCTTATTTATAAGACAAACTGAAGACCCTAAAGTATCTACCTTTCTAACTGCAACCGTATTACAGTCATTTGAAGCAACTGGAGGAGATTTTGGTGATGCATTTATAACTGATACTACTGTAGGTAGAACTTATCAAATTCAAATTGAAAGATCATCTACTATAGATCCACCTTACCAAAAAGATAGATCAGGAAATACTATTAAAGATGAAAATAATAATCCAATTCCAAGAGTGTTTTCTTCTTTTGAAATTGAGTTTGAAAAAGTTGCAACAACAAACCTAAGAGAAACCTCAGAGGAATTACAAGGAATAGCCATAGTACTCTCAGAAATAGGATACAATGAAATATTAAACGATTTAGATGATATTCCTAATGTAATTCCAGGTGTAGCAAAATTTAAAGAAAATGCTAGAAAGGTAGGAGATTTTATAAATCAAGTAGGTTTACAAGCTGCTAGCACTGCTGATACAACTGGTGACGTAGCTGGTTTATTAGCAGGTGGTTTAACTACAAATCAAGTATTAGAAGGATCAGCTATATTCCAAGATTTTTATTTAAAAGCAAGACCATTTATAAATTTTCAATCTTCGTTAACTAGTATCTATAAACGTAATGTTGAAGCTGTAAATAACACCTTAAGAAATGCAATTCCCTATGATGAATTAGCTAAATTTGTACAAATAGTTACTAATTTTGCTAGAGTAGTAAATGGTATTGTAAGTTTTATTTTAGTACTATTAAAGACAGTTAATAAAATTGTTAAAATATTAACAGTAATACTTAAGACTTTAAAAATAATTATTAAAGTTATAAGAAAGGTAATTAAAGCTATACCTGCTGCGGTTGTTCCCGTTGGAGCTATTGAAACTGTAACTAGTAAACTTAACCAAATAGATAATGCTATTGGTAAAGCATTAAAATTTCTTCAAAAAGTTAGTGATTTCTTAGACGCATTTATAAAAGAAGTAACTTTACTTAAAAATGCTTTATTAATATTAATTGAACAAGGAGGTTTATTAGCAGCTAAATTAGATAGCTGTAATGGATTAAAAAGATCCGGTTTAGGTTCTGCTATGGAAAACATGGTCAGTCAAGTAAGAAGCAGCTTAAGAGATTTAACAGGAGCCCAACCAGGAGAAGACTACTACCCAGATGATCCAAATGCACCTGGTGGTGGATTAACAAATGCCCAAGCTGCAGCTGCTAACGGAACTAATTCATATATTAGATTACCCAATGGAGAATTAATATTTGTTAATGATAGTATTTTTGGATTTGATATAAATGGCAATTTAATATTTTATGGTGATTTACAATCCTTAGCTACTGGAGTTAGCTTTGAAGATAGTTTAGGTCAACAATTTAGAAACTCTAAATTACAATATTATACATTTGATAAATTTAGAAACAATCAAAGAAACCTTTTAGAAGCAGCTGATCAATTAGCTTTTGATAGATTAAATAGAGTCCAAGCTGTTGATCCTGAAGATATATTTGGAAATTTTGCTGAAGTATATTTAGGGTATACTATTAAAATTCAAGAAGAAAAACCAACCAACCCTAATTCACAAGTCGCTATTCGAAGAAGAGGTATAGCTTTAGATCAAAACGAAAAAATAGTTGTATCTACTGAATTAACCTTCTCTACTAATTTAGCTACTATAGTTCAAGAAACTAAATTTTTAATTAGAAGAAATGTTGAATTAGGAATAATAGGAGTTAATACAGCTGATACTTTATCTAATGATCCTACTGATAATGAAGCTATAGCCTTAGCAGAATCAACAGGAGCTAACCCATTAGCAATTAGTAATATTAAAGCAGAAGCAAATAATAAAGCAGCTGCCTCTGCTAAACCAACTCCTCTAACTGAAAACGAGAAAAACGTTGAAACACGAATTGGTAACAGACCTTTTACCCCACTAGATACAGGTGGAGTTGGAAATGACCAATTACCAGATGGTAGTTCAAATAGAAAACCTGTTGTAGTAGAAGACTTTACAAATGATTCATTTAACCAATTTATTGATTCAAATCCAAGTCTAAAAAACATTACAGAAAATCTATCTCTATTAAACAGAGCCACTCCATCTCAACTATCAAATATACTTAATGCTCCCGGAGCTGAAAATTTTAATGAAGATGAATTAGTAGCTAAACTAAAAGAATCTATATTAAGTGAAGTAGATCCTAACCCCGAAAAAGTAGAACAAGTTACTTCTAAAACAGAAGCTTGGTATGAAGGATTAAGAGAACAAGCTAGAGCAGATTGGGAACAACTTACTAGAGAAGCTTTCCAAAGAAAAATTCCTGCTCCTTCTTTTGAAGAATATTTTACAAAAGTAGAAGAAGCTGAATTACCAAAATGGATAAAACTACTCTTAAGAAGTGGTTATACTGAAACAGAAGTAGAATACGGTATAAACCAAGATGATATAAGAGATAAATATAGAATTAACATAGACGAAAAAGGAAAAGTCGAAGTTACCTTAAGACGTATATTCAGAAAAAAATAGTAAATAAATATTTATAATCATGAAAATAGAAGCTTTCAGAAAAATTATTAGAGAAGAAGTAAGGAGCGTAATTAAAGAAGAACTTTCTTTGATTATGCAAACTCCTATCACTGAAACTAAAGTAGTTCAGAAGCCGGTTGTAGAACAAAAAACCCAAAGACCCTCATTATCTGAATTAACTGAAGAACCACAACCACAACAACCAACTAAACCTTTATTTGAAGGAGCAGGAGCTATAGCTAATATCCTAAACCAAACACATGCTGAAGGTGGTTGGAGAAACATTAATGGTGGTGGGTATAGTGCACAAGACGCTGTAGGATTTGCAGGCGGTATGCCTGGGGGCGCTACTAAAGTAGTAAGCTCTGTTGATGACATGCTAGCTGGAAAACAAGGAGTAACAGATGTATCTCAAGTTACTATTGATGCTGTACCAGATTTTTCAGGTTTGATGGGTAAAATGAAAGAAGCAGGTAAATTATAATGGCTTATATAATACGTAATTTTGATCTAGCTGACTTACGTCCTAGTACAGGGGTAGGTATAAAGATACCATTTGATGGTCCTACAGGGGTCACTACTACGTATAGTACTAAAGATGCTGTTAAATCTAACCTATTAAATTATATTTTAACTGGAAAAAGAGAACGTATTTTTAATCCTACATTCGGATCTGGTCTACCAGAACTATTATTTGAACCCGTTAATGATGATTTAGCGGCTAGGATAGAAAATCTAATATTAGGTGGAGTAGAACAATATTTTCCTCGAGTTATAGTAAATAATATTGAAATAAACCTTTCACCTGATAACAGTACAGTAAACATCTATATGAATTATTCTGTAACTAATACTAATATAGAAGACGAATTTGAACTAAACATTAACCGATAATGGCAGAGTCTAAACAAATATCATATTTAAATAAAGATTTTGATAGTTTTAAACAGAAACTATTAGAATTTGCTGAAGTATACTACCCCAACACTTACAATGACTTCTCAGAAACCTCTGCTGGTTTAATGTTAATCGAAATGGCAGCATACGTAGGTGATGTTTTGTCATTTTATAGTGATAACCAAATTCAAGAGAATTTTTTAGAATTTGCTAAACAAAGAAAAAATATACTTTCTATAGCTTATAACCATGGTTACTTTCCTCAAGTAACAAATGCCTCAACAACTGATATAGAAATTTTCCAAATTATTCCTGCTACTACTTCAGGTAGTTTAACTGTACCCGATTTTAATTATTCTTTAATTATAGCAGAAGGAGCCCAAATTCAAGCTTCAACAGATTCTTCTCAATTATTTTATACAAGAAAAAAAGTAGATTTTTCTGTCTCTGGAAGCTATGATGCTACTGACATATCAGTTTATTCATTAGATGGTGAAAATAAGCCTAACTATTATCTACTTAAAAAGAAAGTAGAATCAACATCTGGTACATTAAAAACTAAAACGTTTACATTTACTGCACCTCAAAAATTCCCAACAATAGAAATTGAAGACAGTAATATTATTGAAATTACCGGTATAACTGATACAGATGGTAACCCATGGTACGAAGTACCTTATTTAGCTCAAGAAACTATCTTTGAAGCAACTGCTAATATAGGTCAAAATGACCCTAATTTGTTTCAATATAATGATACAACCCCTTATCTATTAAGAGTTAAAAAAGTACCAAGACGTTATGTAAAACGATTTAAAACAGACAATGTATTAGAATTACAATTTGGACCAGGTTCTTCAACCCTCCCAGATGAAGTAATAACTCCTAATACAAATAATATAGGTTTAGGATTACCCTACGGACAAGATAAATTATTAACTGCTTGGGATCCTTCAAACTTTACCTACACTAAAACTTATGGTTTAGCTCCTTCAAACACTACTTTAACAGTAAATTATTTAGTAGGTGGTGGGGCAGCTTCAAACGTAGGATCAAATACCTTAACTCAATTAGCTTCTGGTACAGTTACTTTTTATGGTGACAATTTAGATCCTACTTTAGAATCTACAGTTAGAAACTCTTTAGCTTTTAACAACCCTAAAGCAGCAGTTGGTGGAGGAGATGGAGATACAAATGAAGAGGTAAGACAAAAAACTATGGCTCAATTTCCAACACAGTTACGTACTGTAACTAAGGATGACTATGCTGTTAGAGCTCTTTCTTTACCTGAAAAATTTGGTACGGTTTCTAAAGTTTATATAACTAAAGAAGCTTCTATCTCTGCTAATAGATTAACCGCAGAACAAAAATACGATTCAAACCTATTAACTTTATATATTTTATCTAAAGATACTAATGGTAAATTGTCTCAAGCAGATCCTGCTTTAAAACAGAATTTATCCACATTTTTAGCAGAATATAGAATGTTAACTGATGGTGTTGCCATTAAAGATGCTTTTGTTATTAATATTGGAATTAATTTTGATGTTATACTTCAACCTAATTTTAATAATAAATTAGTATTAAATAACTGTATAAACGCTATTACAGAATATTTTAAAACTGATAAATGGCAGATTAATCAACCTATTATATTAAGTAATGTTCGTAATATAATTGATAATGTAGAAGGAGTTCAAACTGTTAAAAAATTAGAAATTGTAAATAAAGTTGGAAATAGTAACAACTATTCTGAATTTGCTTACGACATTAATGGAGCTACTATAAATGGAGTACTATACCCATCTTTAGATCCTTCTATATTTGAAATAAAATACCCTGAAACTGATATCCAAGGCAAATCAGTAGTAAACTAATAGAAAATGGCAGTATATAAAATATTTCCCGAAAAAGATGCTTATATATCATCTAAATACCCTGCTCAAAACACAGGGCGAGATGAAGTATTAGAGGTTTCAAATACAAATGCTATTAACCTAGATACATCAGCTCAAGGTGATGTCCCTGCCGTTAAACGCGCGCTAATTCAGTTCAAAACAAGTGATATAAACGATATCATTACAAATAAAATAGGTAATAGTGCTTTTCAAAGTAACTTAAATTTATACCTAGCAAACGCTGATATTGCCCCTTTAAATTATACTATCGAAACCTATCCTTTATCTCAATCTTGGAATATGGGAACAGGTAGATCTGGGGATTCCCCAAAAACCAACAATGGTGTTTCATGGGGTTGGAGACTAGAATCAGGATCTGGTGCTTGGAATACTGAAGGTGGAGACTATACTGCTTCTGTATCAGGTACCCAAGATTTCACTTATGATAGTACTAAAGACATCTCAATGGATGTTACTACTATAGTTCAAGAATGGAACAGTGGATCACTTGATAATTACGGTTTTATAGTTAAATTAACCGGGAGCATCGAATTTTCTGCTTCATACGTTGATACTAGCTATTTCTCCGTGGATACCCACACTATATACCCACCTGAACTAGAATTTAAATGGGACGATAGCTCATATGCTACACCATTAACTGCTGTAACTTCAAGCGATTTTGTATTAGCATTTACAAATTTAAAAAGCGAATTTGAAGACAGCGGAGTATACAATTTTAGAGTAAAAGCAAGAGATAAATATCCTGCTAGGGCTTTTCAAACTAGCTCCGTATATTTAAATGCCAAAGCACTACCTACATCTTCATATTGGGGTCTAAAAGACGCTAAAACAGACGAAATGGTAGTAGATTTTGATACTTCATACACA